ATTGGCAAATGTTTAATGGGATCTACTTCAAACGCTTTAGANAAAGGTGGTGAAAATTTTAAAAAGCTTTACTATGACTCAGACGTTACCAAAAGAAACCGCAACGGACAGACTGGCTCAGGATTATATTCTTTGTTCATACCTATGGAATGGAACTACGAAGGATTCATTGATACTTATGGAATACCTGTATTCGATACGCCAAAAAACCCAGTTAAGGCTGCCGACGGCTCGTTAGTCGATTATGGTGTTATAGAACACTGGCAAAATGAAGTTGACGGATTAAAAAATGATCAAGACGGATTAAATGAAATGTACAGGCAGTTCCCTAGAACAGAGCAGCATGCGTTTAGAGATGAAGCAAAACAATCTCTTTTTAATCTAACAAAAATATACCAGCAAATAGACTACAACGAAGACTTAAGAAATACTTCAATTGTAACTACTGGTAGTTTTGCTTGGGAGAATGGTATACAAGACACAAGGGTAATATTTAGCCCTAATAAAGACGGTAGATTTAGAATAAGCTGGGTACCACCTAAACATCTCCAAAATCAAGTGATAATAAAGAATGGTACTAAATGGCCAGGTAATGAGCACTTAGGCGCTTTTGGTTGTGATAGTTATGATATATCAGGTACAGTTGACCAGAGAGGTTCTAATGGATCCCTGCACGGGTTAACTAAGTTTTCAATGGAAGATGTGCCCCCTAATCATTTCTTTTTAGAATATATATCCAGGCCACAAACCGCGGAAATATTTTTTGAAGACGTTTTAATGGCTTGCATATTTTATGGTATGCCAATACTAGCAGAGAATAACAAACCAAGATTGTTATATCACTTTAAAAGAAGAGGCTACAGAGGGTTCTCAATGAACAGGCCCGATAAAGTTTGGAATAAATTATCTGTAACAGAAAGAGAAATAGGCGGAATACCTAACTCTAGCGAAGATATAAAGCAAGCTCACGCTGCGGCGATTGAATCATATGTAGAAACTTATGTTGGGTTATTAGATACAGGCTTTGGCGATATGTACTTTCAAAGAACATTAGAAGACTGGGCAAGGTTTAATATAAACAACAGAACAAAACATGATGCCTCTATTAGTAGCGGTTTAGCTTTAATGGCTTGCAACAAGCATAGGTATGTTCCTGTTAATAGAATAGAAAGAAAACCAATTGATTTAGGTTTTAAAAGATATAACAATGATGGTAGTACCTCAAAAATTATAACATAAATGAATATAACAACGAATACTAATAGTTCTTTTCCAAGCCAAGTGGTTAGCGATCAAGAGAAAGCTTCTATTGAATACGGAACTCAGGTTGCCCACGCTATAGAGCAGGAATGGTTTGACCAAGGCAGAACTAATGGTAATAGGTACCAAACAAATTATAATAATTTTCACCAATTACGTTTATACGCAAGAGGAGAGCAATCGGTTCAAAAATACAAAGATGAGTTGGCTATCAATGGCGACTTGTCTTATCTTAATTTAGACTGGAAGCCTGTACCGGTTATATCAAAGTTTGTGGATATAGTTGTTAATGGCATGACTCAAAAGGGTTATAAAATTAACGCAATGGCAACTGACCCATTCGCTTTAAAACAAAGAACAAACTACGCTTTTAATGCCTTGAGAGACATTGAAAATAAAGAAGTACTAGATCAAATTAATGCCGAGTTTGGGCAAAACTTATATGCTACTTCCGATCCAAGCAAACTGCCTGCAAACAAAGAAGAGTTAGATCTTTTTATGCAGCTAAGCTATAAGCAAAGCGTAGAAATTGCAGAAGAAGAAGTATTAGAGACTGTTTTAAAGCAAAACAAATATGACGAGATACGACAAAGGTTGTCTTATGATCTTACAGTATTAGGTATTGCTTGTACAAAAACCAGGTTTAATCCTTCAAATGGTATTGTAGTTGATTATGTAGATCCTGCATATATGGTTTATTCATATACAGAAGATCCAAACTTTGAAGACATATATTATGTTGGAGAAGTTAAAGCTATAACAATACCGGAGCTTAAAAAACAATTCCCAGATATATCTGAAGAGGAGTTAAAGAATATACAGAATATGCCTGGCAACAATCAATACATTACTGGTTGGGGCAATTATGATGAGAACACTGTTCAGGTTTTATACTTTGAGTATAAGACTTATATGAATCAAGTTTTTAAAATAAAGAAAACGGATAACGGATTAGAAAAAGCTATTCAAAAAACAGATAGCTTTAATCCACCTGAAAATGACAACTTTGATAAAGTGTCAAGAACTATTGAGGTTCTTTATTCTGGCGCAAAGGTATTAGGCAATAATACTATGTTGGAATGGAAGTTATCAGAAAACATGACAAGGCCATACGCTGATACCACTAAGGTTGAAATGAGTTACGTTATAACTGCTCCTAGAATGTATAAGGGTAGAATTGAATCTATCGTAAGTAAAATCACTGGTTTTGCTGATATGATTCAATTAACACATTTAAAGCTACAACAGGTTATGTCAAGAATAGTTCCAGACGGAGTGTTCTTAGATATGGATGGTTTAGCGGAAGTTGATCTTGGTAATGGAACAAACTACAATCCGGCGGAAGCATTAAATATGTATTTCCAAACTGGTAGTGTTGTTGGTAGATCATTAACACAAGATGGTGAAATGAATAGGGGTAAAGTTCCTGTTCAAGAATTAGCCTCATCATCTGGTCAAGGAAAAATAGCTTCTTTAATAAACACTTACAACTACTATCTGCAAATGATAAGAGATGTTACTGGTTTAAATGAAGCAAGAGATGGAAGTAATCCAGATAAAGATGCTTTATTAGGTTTACAAAAAATGGCTGCTAACCAATCGAACGTAGCTACAAGGCACGTATTGCAGTCTTTATTTTATCTTACAGTTAGGACATGCGAAAATATTAGCATGAAGGTTGCGGATATATTAGACTTTCCTTTAACTAAAATGTCTTTAATGAATAGCGTAAATAGTTTTAACGCTGCTGTTTTAGAAGAAATAGAAACTTTAAACATTCATGACTTTGGCATCTTTTTAGAATTAGAGCCTGAAGAAGAAGAAAAAGCAATGCTTGAGCAAAATATACAAATTGCATTACAAGCTGGCGGTATAGGTTTAGAAGACGCTATTGATATAAGAGATATTGCTAATGCTAAATTAGCTAATCAACTTCTTAAATTTAGACAAAAGAAAAAACAAGAAGACGCTAGGGCAGCTCAATTAGAAAATATTCAAGCACAAGCGCAGGCTAATGCAGAAACCGCGGAAAAAGCGGCAATGGCAGAAGTTCAAAAGCAACAAGCTCTTACTCAAGAAAAAGTAAGTATTGAGCAAGCTAAATCTCAATTTGAAATACAAAGAATGCAAACTGAAGCTCAAATAAAAAGAGAGCTTATGGCTGAGGAGTTTAATTATCAAATGCAATTAGCGCAAATAAGAGCTAACGCGGAATCCGGTAAAATAGCTGAAGTTGAAGACCGTAAAGATAAAAGAACTAAAATTCAAGCTACACAACAATCCGAGTTAATAGATCAAAGAAAAAATGATTTGTTGCCAAAGGATTTTGAATCACAAGGAAACGACAGCCTTGGAGGATTCAATCTAGAGCAGTTTTCGCCTAGATAGGAACAATTAATTAATTATATATTATCATATCATGTCAGAAATTGTAAAACAAGAGGGGGATTTCAAATTAAAAAAGAAAAAACCCGCAATGAAAAAACTAAATGACACACAAGGTGTTACAAAAGTTAATCTAACGCAAAAAAAAGAAGAGGATGCCATTCAAGAGCAAAGCACAGATGAAAGCGTGTTACGCACAGAACAACCCGAAGTGGAATTGCAAGAAGTGGTCGAAGGAAACTCCGAACAAAAAGATGCTCCCGCTGAAGATATTAAAGAAGAACCTTCAGTAATTCAAGAAATAACAGAGGAAGAAGTTGCAGAGGAAACTCAAAAACTTACAGAGGAAGTTAAAGAAGCTGTAGTTGAAGCAAAAGAAACCGGTAGAGCTTTACCTGAGAACATAGAGAAACTAGTTTCTTTTATGGAGGAAACCGGCGGTAACATTGACGACTACGTTAGATTAAACGCAGATTACACGAATGTAAATGAATCAACATTGCTTCGTGAATACTATAAAAAAACAAAGCCACATCTTGATCAAGAAGAAATTGAATTCATTATGGAAGACAGTTTCAGTTATGACGAAGACGTGGATGAAGAAAGAGACGTAAGAAAAAAGAAACTTGCGTTTAAAGAAGAAGCTGCAAAAGCCAAAAACTATTTAGAAACTCTTAAGTCTAAATATTACGAGGAAATCAAGTTGAGACCTGGTATGACACAAGAGCAACAAAAAGCTACGGACTTTTTTAGCCGATACAATGAAGAGCAAAATATAGCTACTCAACAACACGAAAAGTTTAAAGCCGACACTAAACAATTGCTTAATGATGATTTCAAAGGTTTTGATTTCGATTTAGGAGAAAAAAAGTTTAGATATGGCGTACAAAACCCAAGTCAAGTTGCCGAAAGCCAATCGAACATTAACAACCTAATCAAGAAGTTCTTAGATGATAAAGGTAATGTTTCCGATACAAAAGGTTATCACAAAGCTATGTATGCTGCTGCTAATGCTGACAAAATAGCAACACATTTTTATGAACAAGGAAAAGCTGATGCTGTAAAAGAAGTTATCAGTAATTCTAAAAATCCGTCAACTGCCACAAGGCAACAATCGGCTGGAGACGTTTTTATTAATGGTTTAAAAGTCAGAGCAATCAGCGGTGTTGACTCTTCAAAACTAAAAATTAAAACAAAAAGATTTTAAAAATTAAAACAAAACAATTATGGCAAATGTAATTCCATCGTTTGGAACTATCAAACCGTCTCAAAAGCAACAAACTCTTGAGTCAAACTATTTAAACTTTACTGACGGATCAGGAAATGATTTCGCACAACAGTACTTACCTGAAATTTACGAAGCAGAAGTAGAACGCTACGGAAATAGAACCCTATCTGGATTCTTAAAAATGGTTGGCGCTGAAATGCCAATGTCTTCTGATCAAGTCGTATGGTCTGAGCAAAACAGATTACATATCGCTTATGATACTGTAACTAAAGCTTCAGAAACTACTTTAACTTTTGCATTAAATGCAACTGCTGGGCCTAGCTTTGTACAAAACGTTATTTCTAAAAACCAAACTTTAGTAGTTATGGATCCTGCAACAGGAACTGACCTTAAAGTTTTTGTTACAGATAGCGTTAACACATCAGCTACTTTAGCTACTATTACAGTTAAGCCTTATACTGCTGCTGATATGACAGGACTTACTGCAACTGCAGGGGCTCTTAAAATCTTTGTATATGGTTCTGAATACAAAAAAGGAACACGTGATGCTGACATTAAGTCTGTAACTCCTTCTTTCACACAATTTTCTAACTCTCCAATTATTATCAAAGAGAAATATGCTATCTCTGGTTCTGACACAGCTCAGATTGGATGGGTTGAAGTTGCTACTGAAGACGGTGCTTCTGGATTCTTATGGTATTTAAAAGCTGAATCTGAAACTAGATTACGTTTTGAAGACTACTTAGAAATGTCTGTAGTTGAAGGGGAATTAGTTTCTGGAACTTCTACTTTGGATACTGTTGAAGGTCTTAAAGGTACTGAAGGTTTATTCGCTGCTGTACAAGCAAGAGGAAACGTATTAAATAACTTTACTGCTGGAATCGGTGGATTAGTTGAATTTGATAGCATCCTTAAAAACTTAGATACTCAGGGAGCAATTGAAGAGAACATGTTATTCTTAAACAGACAAACTTCTTTAGGATTTGATGATATGCTTGCGGGCTTATCTGCAGGTGCTGCTGGTGGTACTGCTTACGGATTATTTGAAAACTCTGAAGAAATGGCGTTAAACTTAGGTTTTTCTGGATTCAGAAGAGGTTCTTATGACTTCTACAAGACTGACTGGAAATATTTAAATGATGCTTCTACTCGTGGAGGTTTAACAGGAGCAGGTTCTGGAATTGATGGAATCTTAGTTCCAGCTGGAACATCTACTGTATATGACCAAATCTTAGGATCAAATATCAGAAGACCATTCTTACACGTTCGTTACAGAGCTTCTCAAGCTGACGATAGAAGAATGAAATCTTGGATCACTGGTTCTGTAGGTGGAGCTTATACTTCTGATCTTGATGCTATGGAAGTACACTTCCTATCTGAAAGATGTTTAGTAGTTCAAGCAGCTAACAATTTCGTATTGTTTACTGCATCTGCATAACAACAACTTGTAATTATTACCCTCGATGTAACTTCGGGGGTAATTTTTACTTTTATAAATTATTTAATCTTATTATATTATGGCTAAAAAAGCTACAGCTTCTGTACAAGAAGTAATTGAAGAAACAATGGTTGTTGAACAACCTATAGTAGAAACAAAAAAAGTTGAATCACCAAAAGCACCTGTTAAACCAGAGTGGGAAATTAAAGACAGAACGTATTATTTAAGAGGAGCACACGCCCCATTAACTTTTACATTAGCCTCAAGGCATACGTCTAGATACCCTTTATTATGGTTTGACACT